GAGATATGTGTCGCGTTCTGACCGAAAAGGTCGGGGCGCAGAGTTCTGCCCGCACGGGTGGTGAAACGGCTGCCGGTGGTGGCCATCAACAGGCCATTCCGGCCGAAATGGAGGGTCTCAGAATGACCAATCGCAACACCGCCGCGCCGAGCGGCGATCTGGAAACCGGCACGGGTTCGCAGGTGGTGACACCGCCTGCCGCACCTGAGCCAGCGCCCGCGCCGCAGATGTCTGCGGATCAGGCGCGCCGCGCCGAACGCGAGCGCATTCGCGGAATCGAGATGGCCGCGCGCCGTCACGTCGCGTCTGGCGCGATCACGCAGGAGTTTGTCGACGGTCTGACCGATGACGGGTCGGTCACTGTCGACATGGCCTCGACCCGCATTCTGGCGGCGTTGGCCGATGCGCAGCCAGAGGTCTCCATGGCCCGCCCCGGTGAGCGTCACCGCATCACCCGCGACGAGGGCGACACCCGCCGCGCCGGTCTGGAAATGGCCCTGACCGCGCGGTTCTCGGGCGAGGAACCGTCGGACGAACGCGCGCGTCCCTATGCGCAAATGTCGATTGTCGATATGGCGCTGACGTCGATGGGCCGTCAGGTGCAGGGCAACATGTCCTACGCCGCGCGCGAGGATGTGATGATGCAGGCCGCGCATTCGTCTTCTGATTTCCCGAATATCCTGTCGACCTCGGTCAACCGGGTGATCCAGCAGAATTACGAGCTGGTGCAGCGGTCGTTCGCCACGATTTCGCGCGAGATGTCGTTCAACGATTTCCGCGCGCATGACCTGGTGCGGCCCGACGAGTTCCCGACGCTGAGCAAGGTCAACGAAAACGGCGAGATCAAGTTCGGCAAGCTGGGCGACAGCAAGGAAAGCGTCGCGCTTGTGGCCTATGCGACGGGCCTGCGGATCACGCGGCAGGCGCTGGTCAATGACGATCTGGGGGCGATCCAGGACGTGATCGACAACGCCGCGGCGATCGTTCCCGAGTTCGAGGAATCGGTGTTCTGGGAGATGTTCCTGAGCAATGCCGCGCTGGCCGATGGCACGGCGATGTTCCACGCCGATCACGGCAACCTGGCCGGGTCCGGTTCCGCGATCACGGTTGCGGCGCTGGCGGCTGGCCGCGCTGCGATGCGCAAGATGAAGGCAGCGGACGGCGCGCGCACCGTGCTGATGAACGCGCCTGAAATCCTGCTGGTTGGACCGGACAAGGAAACCGAGGCCAAAAAGATGGTGCGCGCCATCAATTCGGCCAAGGCCGACGACGTGAACCCGTTCTCGGGCGAACTGACGCCGGTCGTGTCCGAGGCGATCACCGGGAACCAGTGGTATCTGCTGGTGTCGAACAACAAGCGCACCTGCAATTTCCGTCACGGATATCTGCGGGATCGTCGCGCGCCGCGCGTGCGTGTCGAGGAGCCGTTCGGCACGCAGGGGTTGGCCATGACGCTGGAACACGATTTCGGGGTCGGCGGTGCCAACTATCGCGGCGGCTACAAGAACGCGGGCGCGTAATCCGCGCCTGACGATCTGACGGGTCACTGACCCACGGTGCGGGCCGCGATGGCCCGCGCCGGTTCCTCTCTTTTGAAAACCGAAAGGTAAGATGATGAAAAATTTCATCCAGACCGGTGACGTGATCACCGTTGCAGCTCCGGCGGACGTGCTGTCCGGCGCAGGGGTCAAGGTCGGCATGATTTTCGGGGTGGCCTGTGGCGACGCCCTGTCCGGTGCCGAGGTCGAGATCGCTGTGACCGGCGTGTTCGAGATCGCCAAGACCAGCGCGCAGGCGTGGTCGGTCGGCGATCCGATCTACTGGAACAACACCTCCAAGGTCTGCACGACCGCGACCACGGCGGGCAACATTTTTGTTGGCGTCGCGGCGGCTGCGGCGGCGAACCCGTCGGGGACCGGAACGGTGCGCCTGAACGGGGCGTTCCCGGCAGCGGCGACGTCGTAAGGCGCGCTGCGTGACTGGTGTTTTTGACGGGCTGGCCCGCGTGCTGAACCGCACGCTGGGTGCGCCCGTCACTCACACCCCGGACGGGGGTGAGGCGCGCGAAATCCGGGCGATCTTCCGGCAGGAGCCGGTCGGCGTGCCTGACGACGACGGGCGGGAAATCCTCACGTTTGCGCCGATCATTTCGGTGCAGAAAGCCGAGGCTGGCGACATCGCGCGCGGCGACAAGATCACGCTGGCCGATGGCCGCGAATGGCGGGTCGTCAACAGCCAGATCAACGGCAGCCCGGCGGCGGATGCCTTTACCATCTTTGAGCTTGAGGAGTGGACCTGATGGCCGACAAAATCAAAATGAGCGCTCTGATGTCGCGCGGAAAGAACGCCTCGCCCACGGGCAGGCCGCTGGCGCGGGGCGATGAATACGAGGCCAGCGCCGAACAGGCGCGGCTGGACGCGCGCGCGGGCTACGGCGAACGGATCGCCGAGACCAAGACCAAGGCCGCTAAGGCGTGACGCATCTGCGCACGTCCCTGCGTGTGGCCGTGCGCGACGGGCTGTCGGGCGCGGCGGCGCTGTCGGAGTTTACGGTCCTGCGGGCGTGGGGCCAGAATATCGACACTGACGCGCTTCCGGCGCTGGGTGTGTTTATCCCGCGCGAACTGATCGCGGGGGCGGACGTGTCACAGCAGCTCCGGGTGCCCGAGATCGTGGTGCAGGTGCGCCGCGCCGGGGGCGATGATCTTGAGGATTTGCTGGACGCGGATGCGGCGGCAATCGAGCCGGTGGTCGAGGCGATCCTCGCGGCGGCGGTCAGCGGCGAACACGGCCTTGCGTCGACCGATATCGACATTTCCGGCGAGGGGAAATCCCGCGTCGGAAAGATGAACCTGATGTTCCGCGCGGGCGCTTATGTCCCGCGCGGTTCTGTTTCCTGAACCTGAGAAAAAAGGAGGCCGCGTCATGGCCCGGTATACTTTGAAGAACGCAGCCGTGAAAAGCGGCGCGGACGAAATCGACGGCGTTCGTCAGATCGACGTCGAGGAATCGGTGAGCGACACCGATCTGACGGCGGCCGGCGACACCGCGCAAAGCCACGAGACCGGGATTCCGGGCTGGACGGCGTCAGCCACGTTCCTGCACGACAACGATGCGGGCGCGAACCAGACGTTGCGCGCGGGCGACAGTATCACGTTCAACGGCTACACCGAGGGCGACGGCACCGGGAAGAAATACCTGACCGGAACGGCATCGGTGCTGTCGGTCAAGTGGGGCGGTTCCTATGACGGCGAGGCCAGTTTCGAGGTCTCGCTGAAAGGCAACGGCGCGCTGTCCATTTCGACGGTGTCCTGATGGCCAGCGTTCTCGACAAGATCCGCGCCGCGCATGACGCGCGGCAAATGGTCAGGGTCCACGTGCGCGAATACGGGATCGACATGTATTTTCCGACGCTGACCGTGGCGGATCGTGCCCGCGTCCGGCGCGGGGTGAACCCGAAGAACGAGGACGAGCTGCTGGTCAACGCGTTGATGCACATGGCGCATGACGCGGACGGCAAGAAGCTGTTCGACGACACCCCGCAGGTGCGCGCTGAACTGCACCGGATGGGGTTCGACGTCCTTCAGGACATCGTCACCCGCGCGGGCGGCGGTGCATCCGCCGATCTGCGGGATGAGGTGTCGCGCCTCGATGCGGATGGGGCGCGCGCGGCGCTGGCCGGTCTGCTGGCCGATGCGCCGGGTCTGGCCGATGCCGTCGCGGCGGCAAAGGACGACGTGGTTCTCGCGGCGGTCACCGAGGTTCTGCTCGATCTCGGTGCCGCGCATGAGGCCAACGCAACGGCAAAAAACGGCTAAAGCGCGATCCGGAGGCGCTCGACGTTCTTCGGGTCGCGCTGACCCTCGGGAAATTCCCGCACGAGGTTATCGGGCTGCCTGTGTGCGAGTTCGAGGCCCTGACGACCTACATCCAGATGACTGACGAGGCGGCGCAGAAACATGCTTAAATTCCTGAAATTCGACATTTCCGCCGAGGATCGCACCGGTGCTGCGATGGGCCGTGTCCGCACTGAGCTGAAGGGCGTGCGCGGCGCGCTGGCGTCGGTCAGCGATCAGGCCAAGCGCACGGGCCGGTCGATGCGCAACATCGGCGGCGGCATGGCGGCGGCGATCACCGCGCCGGTCGCGGCGTTCGGGGCCAGTGCCGTCAAGGCGTATGACACGCAGGTCAAGGCCGAGGGCGCGGTTCAGGCGGCGCTGAAATCGACCGGCGGCGTGGCGGGCAAGACGATGGGCGAATTGAAGGGGCTGGCGGGATCGTTGCAGGATGTGACGACCTACGGCGACGAGGATATTTTGCGCAACGTGACCGCGCCTCTGCTGACCTTTACCAAGGTTCAGGATGAAACGTTTGACCGCGCGCAGACAAATGTTCTGGACCTCGCGACAGCGATGAAAATGGACCTCAAAAGCGCGTCGATCCT